CCAAAAGCATGGTGAGTGGTCGAAGGTTGCGTCCATTCCGTTGAGCGTTCTGTACGACCTGAAAGCGAGAGGCATTGCCGACGATCCTAAAAAGATGAAGGCATGGCTTAACGACCCAGATAACCGCGCGTTCCGCACGCGAGACGCGCGTATCTGATGGCGATCTCGACGTACTCTGAGCTCCAGGCGAGCGTAGCCGATTGGCTAAACCGCACGGACTTAACGAGTGCGATAGGTGACTTTGTGGCTTTGGCGGAATCGCAGTTTAACCGCAGCATCCGCCATCGCTACATGATCACTCGATCCCAAGCGACGATCGACAGTGAGTACAGCGCGACACCGGCTGATTGGATACAGACGGTGAGTCTGATTCTTGAGACTAACCCAGTAACGCAGATGGAGTTTGTCACGAACGAGGCGCTTAACGCGCTGAAGTCGGGCAGTAGTGCAACGGGCACGCCATCGCGCTACAGCCACGTTGGCACTGAGATACAGGTCTTTCCAGCACCAGATAACACGGCGACCGGGTACACGGCAGAGCTCGTTTACTACGCAAAGATCGCGGCTTTGTCTGACACGAACACAAGCAACTGGCTGCTCACGCACAACCCAGACATTATCTCTACGGCACCTTGATGCAGAGCGCACCTTACCTGCAGAACGACGAGCGCATAACGGTATGGGCAAGCCTGTACCAGCGAGCGATTGATGACCTGGAAGTGAGCAACCAACGAACGGCTGGCCAGACCAGCGTCAAAATGCGAGCGGCTGCGCTCCAATAGGAATTACTTATGGCTGGCTTTAGCGACTATCTAGAAAACAAAGTGCTCGATTTTGTGCTGAGCGGCGGCAGTTTCAGCCAGCCCGGCACCAAGTACCTGGCACTGTATACGACCGCGCCAACGGACGCGGGCGGCGGTACGGAATTAAGCGGCAGCGCATATGCGCGACAAAGCTGCGCCTTTACGACGACGAGCTCGGCATCAACAAACAGCGCGGCTGTCGAGTGGCCTACGGCGACCGGCAATTGGGGCACGATCGTCGCTGTCGGTATTTTCGACAATTCCGCGTCGGGCAACCTGCTCGCGTGGTCAACGCTGACGTCAAGCAGAACGATTGAGACCGGCGATGTGTTTCGCATACCGGCCGGCGATCTCGACGTGACACTGGACTAGATGAGCCAGGGGTATGGAAACGGTAGCTGGAACGCTGGTCGCTATGGTCAATGGAGCTACTACGATGCTAGCGCGACTATCGTTGCTTCAGCGAGTGTTACAGCGGCTGCGCAAGTGGTGGCAAACGCTGCGGCAGTTATCAGTGCTAGCTCTGTGGTTACTGCCAATGGCGGTCGCATTAGGGAAGCAAGCGCGACAATCGCGGCCGCTGCAACAGTTACAGCAAGCGGGCAAAGGTTTAGGCACGTTGCTGCGCTCATTGCGGCTTCGTCTAGCGTTAGCGCGAATGCAAACGTGGTTGTCAGCGCAGCTGCTGCGATTAGCGCAACGAGCTCAGTCACTGCGTCGTCTAGCACCTTACTCAATGGCAAGGCGACCATCGCGGCTGCTTCTGCGTTTACGGCAAGCGGCGGTCAAATTCGCTTTGGCGCTGCAGCGATCAGTGCTCAGAGCACAGTCACGGCTGCTGGCGAAATTAAATGGCAAACGGAACCGGGTGCCACAACCGGCTGGTCAGACGAATCCAGCGCAAGCACGACCTACACAAAACAGCCTAGCGCCAGCACATCATGGCAGCGGGCAGCTTGAGGATTAAATAATGGCTGACGTCTTTTCCAATTCGCTTCGCCTCCGGGAACAGGAGTCGGGATCCAATGCGGGAACTTGGGGCGGTCTCCTCAACACCACCATCCGCAACATTGCGAGTGCGTTTGGCCAGGGTAGTGAGACGATCCCTAACGCATCGACGCACACAATTACTCTGGCTGACGGCACTGCCGACGAAGCCAGAAGTATGTATTTGAAGTGCACTGGTGGTGGCCAAGCCTGCACCGTGACCCTTGCGCCAAACACGATCTCCAAGGTCTGGATCATCAGCAACGAAACGTCTTTCACGCTGACGTTTACGCAAGGCTCTGGCGCTAACGTCGCTGTTGCTGCGGGTAGTACAAAGATGATTGTCACAGATGGCGCTGGCTCTGGTGCTGCCGTGACGGATGCGTTGAGTGGGCTAGATGCTTCGCTAAGCGGTTTGACAGTAGACACCACCACGCTGGTCGTTGATGCGACGAATAACAACGTCGGCATCGGTACTACCAGCCCAAGTAGTTTTTATTCAACAAGTCTAGTTGTAAATGTTCCTGACGAAGACGGAATCACAATTGTTTCCCCGACAACAGGTTTGGGATATTTAATGTTTGCTGATGGTACTTCTGGCAACGCTAGATTTCGTGGCTTTATAGGTTATGAGCATGATGGCGATTTGATGCAATTCGCTACAGGCGGCACAGAACGCATGCGCATAGACTCATCAGGCAACGCACTAGTAGGACGCACAGACCGTCTCACAAGTCAGTCTTCAAGCATAAGTTCCAATACAGTTATGTCTGTGCACGGGCCTTTGGCTTCTCATCAAACTAATGCTGGCATATTGCAGTACAATGGTAACGTTTTTGAATTACGGGCTTACGGCGCATCGGCTGGTACGGGTGAGATGTCGTTTAATACTGGTGGTGGTGGCGGAGGTGCTGACACAGAACGTATGCGCATAGACAGCGCAGGCAACGTCGGCATCGGTACTAGCAGCCCAAGTTCTTACGGAGGCAATCTAGCAGTCAGCGGCACAGGCAGCATCATCAATGCAAGAAGCTCCTCTGGCACATCTGCGATTGGGTTTTGGGAAAATGTTTCTAGTCGGTTTTTCCTCGCTACGTTAAATGGTTCTGATGGATTAGCGTTCATTGATGGTGATGGTTCATCAGAGCGCATGCGCATCGACTCATCAGGAAATTTTTGCGTTGGCACCACGAATCCTGCGCCTGTTTCCAACAACGTCCAAGGTGTCTCGATACGCAGTTTCGGCGAATTACAGGCTTCGCGTGATAACGCCGCTACGTTATATCTTAATAGAAAGACAAGCGATGGCACTCTTGTTGTGCTGAGGCGTGACAACGCTGACACCGGGTATATCGGCACCGAAGGCGGTGACAGTTTGTTTATTATATCTGGCAATTCTGGGCTGCGCTTTGCAGCCTCGAACCGTGTTATTCCTTGCGGAACCAATGGTGCTGTTAGGGATAACATAATCGACCTCGGATCTTCAAGCGCAAGGTTCGATGATGTGTTCGCCACCAACGGCACTATCCAAACTTCTGACCGCACTGAAAAGCAAGACATTAACTCACTGTCCGACGCAGAGCAGCGTGTTGCTGTCGCCGCTAAAGGTTTAATGCGTAAGTTCCGCTGGAAAGACTCAGTAGCTGAGAAAGGTGAAGAGGCGCGTATTCACTTTGGAATCATGGCACAAGACCTACAAGACGCGTTTACTGCTGAAGGCTTAGACGCTGGGCAGTACGCGATGTTTATAAGTAACACGTGGTGGGAGACTCAAACAGAAGTACCCGCTGTAGAGGCGGTAGAAGCAACTGAGGATACTGAAGCTATAGAGGCCACAGACGCCTACATCCTCACAAGTACTTACGATACAGCAGAAGAAGCACCTGAAGGAGCAACTGAGCGCACGCGCTTAGGTGTCAGGTATACGGAACTACTAGCCTTCATCATTTCGGCAATTTAAGGAGCAAAACTAATGGCAGCAACATTTACATACTCAATCTCACAGACTGACTTCGTGCTTTCGGAAGACGGTTTGACCAACGTCATCAATAACCTGCATTGGCGATGCGACGCAGCAGAAACGAGTGGTGGTAAAGATTACGCAGCTGGCGCATACGGCACTCAAGGTTTAGCAGCGCCAGACCCNTCAAGTTTTACAGCCTACGACAGCGTTACAGANGCCAANTGCATNGCTTGGCTNAAAGCAGNNATGGGCGACGATGCGGTNNCTGCGNTAGAGGGTGGTTTGCAAGCACAGATAGATTTATCAATTACGCCCACTAATGGGTCAGGTACGCCTTGGGCGGCATAAGGAAAACACTCATGGAAGACGCGGTCATCACAATCGGCGAC